CAGGAGCTAATGATGCAGGAAAACTCCCGCTTGTATTAAAACCCATTTTAATTTAGTTTTTATTTTTTTATTTTACGTTGTATTTTTAACTTAGAGCTATCAACACCAGAAATAGCTTTCACCTTAAATCCACCAACATATACATCGCTTTCAGACGCTGGCGTCCTAGACTCTAAGTTTATGTTTTTAGATTTTGCAACAACATCTTTAACAGCATCGGCTTTACCTTGCTCATAAAAATGTTTTGCTATAGTATCTGCATTTTCTGCTGCATAAATAGCTTTATGATAACCAACATGATCCTTTACACTTCCATCTTCGTTTAAGAACTTCTTAACAAAATGAGATAAGTTTGATTGGCTCTTAGCAACTTCCTGAGGGTTTGAAACTCCATATCTAAATCTTTTTTCTCCAACATTAAATTCAAAACCTTTGAATTCATCAGAGAACATTTGATTAGTTCGCTTTTCAAAATCAGCATGTTGCTTTGTTGCTACATCTTGCTCTTTGTTATATCTATTGAAAAAGTCCATTGCTCTCTGTTGCTCTTGAGTAACGCCCGGTCTCAACTTGATCTCGTCGTAATATTTACTCTTTGTTTGCTCCAGAAAGCCACGTGCTTTGGCAATTTCTTCTTTATAAGCTAGCTTTTTCTTTTTAATTGCTCGCTCTTCATCCACGTCTTCGTCCCAAGAATAATTGTCTTCTAATATAAAGTCAACTTCTTCTCTGTCCAAATGTGGTTTAGTCTGTTTGTAATATTCTCTAAGTAAAACGTCTTCATTGATATTAGTATAATCTGCATTTAATCTAACATAATCATTAATATCACCACCTGTTTCCTCCATGAATGAAACTAATTTTTCGATGTTTTCTGGTAAAGGTTTCCCTGTTACTTTTTCATCTCTTATAGCTTCTTTTAGTTCTTGTTCTACAACTTTAGTTTCTTGCTTAACTTCTTCTTCAGTTATTTCAGATACTGGGCTTACGATTTCTTTGGTAGATTCTTGCTCTTCGTGTGTTTTTCCCACTTCTTGCAGTTCCAGCTTTTGTTCTTCTTTCGCCTCATTAGGCTGTAGCACAACTTTTTTTGTTTCTGGCTCTTGAACGGCATCTTCTTGTTTTTTACTTAAGTCTAATTTTACTGGTTCAGTGACCTTGTTTAGTTTTTTTGGTCTACCTATTTTTTTCTTTAATTTCAAGCCTTCCTTACCTTCGTTGGTAGGAGGACCCTTTTCTACTTGTTTTGACATAATATAATATAATAGTTAATAAAAAAATTATTGTGGAGCAAATTGCTCTAATCCAAACCCACCAAGGTTGTCATTACCTGCGGATTCAAAGTTTGTTGGTAATAAATCATTTTTCTTTTGATCTATCATTTGACTCTGTTGAGTGCCTATAAGTTTAGCTCGTTTATCTTTACGATCTTCTATAAAATTTTCTTTGTTTCTTTCAGCTTCACCTTTAGCTTGAGTTAACTGTATATTAAAGTCAAATTCAACTTGCATTAATTGTCTTTTAATTTCAGCCTCTCTTTCCATTCTTTGTATTTCGAACTGTGATTTACCTTGTTCGATCGATAAGGTAGTCTGTGCTAAAGCCTGTTGCTTTTGTACCTCTGCCATTGCCGTTCTTTCAGCTGTCTCAGCTTGAGCAGCAGCTTGGGCTTGTATGTTAGATTGTTGAGCTTCTTGATCTTGTTGTTGTTTTTGTTTTCTTCTTTGTTTCAACAATTGATTAGCAAGTTTTAAGTTGTTAACTTGCCTAATGTCTATAGCATCTTCTAAGAATATTTGACCACCTTGTAAAGCTACTTGAATATTTTGTTCTAGTTGAGCTTTTTCTTCTTCGTCAGGCACTAAATCCAAAAATATACCAAAGTCGTATAGATGCAGGTTATATATATCCTCGAGCGTTCCTACGTTATAAGAACTTATGCTTGACTTTAAAGCATCTTTAGTTAAATCAAACTCTAAGCAATCTCCCACTCTAAGAGCTATGTTCTCGCAAGTTCTAAGAGTTAAGTACAAACTAGCTTGAACAATATGTCTAGTTGCTGTATTTGAATTAGCAATAGCTAACTTTTGTAGCCCAACTAAAGAGTCGCTAGAAGGAGTACTTCCATCTCTAGCTTCGTTAAGACCGGTTACATCTCTTATCATTTGTAAATAATACTGATAAGTTTGTATAAGACCTTGTATCTTATTCATGCCACTAGAAGTAGAAAGTTCTTGTATAGGAACTTTACCAGGGTTTTGGCCACCATCTTGAGTCATTGACCTACCTATAATACTACCAGTTTGAAAGTACATGTTTAATGCTTCTTGTGGATTGTAGCTTGTTCCGCTACCTAAATCTATTTCTGCTAAACCGTCCGCATCTAGATATATACCGTCAGGTACTATTCTAGACATTACCTGCTGCAACTTTAAATGAGTTAATTGAATCATGTCAGCAAAACCAGTTATTCTACTAACTAAAGATTCTATTCTACCTTTATACATTTTAGGAGCACATATGTTATAATTCATATTTACTTTAACTAAGTTAGACTCAGGTCTTGTCATATTCCTAGCTAACTCCCATTGTAAAAGATTTTCATGTCCTAGTATTTTAGCTCCAGAGTATAACACTTCAATTGATCTAGAAACTCTATCAAAGTTGTCATTAGGTTGTGGATTAAATGTATCTGGTTTTTCAAGTGCTTTTTCTAAACCGCTAGATGTTTCTTTAATCTTAAACACTTGTTCACTATAAGTCTTATATTCAAAATATAAAACATACACGCTATTATTATCGTCTCTACCGTTCCAGTCAAATATATAATTACTGTTTCCAGGATATTTTTGTATCTTTTCTAACTCTTCAGAAGTTAAATTTGGAAATTCTTGTTTAAGATCTGATAAACTAATTCTTTTAACCTCACCAACATACCATATATCTTCAAAGTTAGGATCTTCAGTGTATGAATAAACTAATCTAGACGGATCAACGTAGTCTACAGTTATGCCTTCAGCCTTGTTAAAGCTTGTTTTAGTACAACCTATACCTAGTATAACTAAATCTTCATTAATTCTTCTTCTGGTTAACTCGTATCTATTTCTATCTAAAGTGTTGTTAATTAACTCTTCTTCAGCTATTTCAACAGATTGCTTGTAATCAAGCTGCATATGAAGTTCTAGCTCCTCTTTGTTTTGAGGTAAGTCTTCAGGATTATCTGTAGAGTACAGGTTTAAACCTAAAGCTCCTTGTATATTATCTAAATATTCTTTCGTCTCTATATCTCTTAATATTCTATTAGCATACTCAGTTCTTGATTTTATAGATTCAGGATCTTGTGCGTAAGCTTTTATTTCATAAAGCTTTTCAGACATGCCATTAACAACAATATCTACAAACTTAGGTATTACAGGAACTGGCTTCCAGTCTAGATTTAAATAAGATAAATCACCATTTATAGCTAATTCGTCTTTATACTTCTGAACAGCTTGCTCACCTCTTGCATAAAGCCTTAAGTTTCTAAAATTATTAAAGTTAGTAGAGTATCTATTACCTAAACCAGTTCTAGTACCACTAAACCACTCACCTTCTATAGCTTTGCCAACTTGCATGCCATAGTCATAGCTTGATTTTACTTCATCAGGAACAACTTGGTCTGGGAAAATACTATTACTATCAGTTACAACCATTTATTTAATTATTTGTGAAAAATTTCCTTTGTTATTATATCTTTTAATACCTAGGTTAATACTTTTTAAAGATCTATCAGCCACTGGTTTGTATAAATTTTTATTACAAGCCATAATAGCTAAACCTGAGCTTATTGAAGCATCGTGCTTTGTTCTATTGTTAATATTGAACTTAGCCCAATCTTCTAATGTCTTTTGATGATACATGTCTCCATAATCATCTTGTTTTAACCCTACATATGTTTCTATATAAGATTCAATAGCAGCAGCGTGCGCTTGCTTAATATCTTCGCTTGAATTAGGTATTCCACCTATTTCTTTTTCAGTTGTAGATAGTTTGTTCCATATTTTATCAGGTCGATTCATAGAGAAGCCTCTATAACCTCTTCGTTTTAAATAATATAAAAACCTAGGTTTGTTATTTTCAGCTAGTATAGGCATGCCGTAAAATACACAAGCCATTAACACATCTTCAAAGAATATTTCAGCGGTCTGTGGTCTTGATATATATTCTAAAAAAAAATGATTAGCCGGAACTTCTTCCATACTAAACTTTGTTAATCCATGTAAAGCACCGTTAGATCCTTTACCATCTACTGTACCTGATATATCGTAACTATCTAAACCAAAAGCGCCAATATGTTCATTACCAGGTGATTTAACACCATTATTAAGTATCACTCGGTTTTGTAGATTTTTAGATGGAATCCAACTTACATTAAATCTACCATTATTATTCGGTACAAAAACAACCGACGTGTCTTTAATTCCGTCCTGCCATTGAAAACTACCAGTTGTAACTGTTGCAGAATTATTTAACTCTGCATTATAATCTATCTGCTCGTATATCTTAGTTAGATTAAATAAACTATCTTTAGTTTCGTCTCTAAATGCGTGAGCTTCAGTTCTTGGAAACTGTCTGTAGTATTCATTTAATCCATCAGGATCATCTTTTAATCCATCAACTTCGTTTTCCCAGTGCTCAATGACTCCGATTGTAATTGGTTCACCATCAACTCCTTTGACTGGACTCTTTTGTCTAACGAAGACAGGAAATCCAAAAGTATCCATGAATCCTTCGTAGTTCCATTCCATAGGGATGAAAAGAGAGTAGAGGCCAGAAGATGTTTGTCCGTTTCTATTTCTCTTTGTAACTGTTGAATTATTG